TCTGTCATTCTTCGCAGGGTTTATGACACCCTTTACGATATTTTACTTCCCCAGTCTATCCCTGCTGCCGTTCTTGTTATTGCTAAGTATCAATACCAATGTGCGTTCGTGGCTGATCAGGAAATTAACCTCCTAGCAGCATTAACTGAAATTATGGTGGAGTGTGAATTTAAATGAAAGTCCCATCTAAATCTGACTTGATGCATTATCGTCTTCAAGCAGTTATGCGTGAAAACATTTTTGAAGAAGATCAAATGAAATATCTTGGTCTTCGTGATGATGGAAAACATTGGTATCTTGTTGCTGGAGAACATGAAGTATCTGCAGATCAATTTGAAGAAATTGAATTGGTTGAGTAACTATAATGTATCTATCTAAAATTAATAAAGCATCTCTTGTTGAAGTTCCTGTAAAAACAACTCCCGAAAACGTAAAAGAAGCAAACGAAGGTTTGTTTCATGCTAAAATGACTCTTCCTGCTGCTGCCAAGCACTGTGGCATGACGCAGAAGGAAATGAAACTTACATTTTTTGAATACCTGAAGTATAACAAACCTGATTATGAGTATTGATTTTTCTCGCGTTAATTTTGAACAATTTTTTGGATGGGTAAATGCATCCAATACAAAACAAATGAAAAGTCCTTCTTTTAGGGGACTTCGTGCTCATTATACTGAAAAGTCTTTTTGGAAGTGGTCTGACGATCAATTGGAACATGTAGGTCTTTTTGATAATGGTAGGGATTTTATTATAAAAGAAACGGGTGAATTTGTTGAAATGAAAAGTCAACTTGGTATGTTTAAAACAGGTAAAGGAAAAGGTGGTAAAGACTGCCGTGGTGACTGTAAGTCATTTGTATTGAAAAATTTTCATCCTTCTAACAAAGACCGAAAAAACTGGAAAAAGGAAGATTTAATTAAAACATTTGATTATTTGCTTTTAGTTGATACAAAATGTATGTCTGTGGGTTATACCACATGGGATAAAGTTTACGAATGTGTTGATGAAACGGCAAATGATCCCAAATGTATATTGAAGAAGGGTGATTATACTATGATTGTTGAAAACGTCACTCCTGCTGAAAAAGACTGTGATGTTGATGGTATGTTTTCTTTGATTGAGGAGCACATTTGATGAAATCGTTAAAAACACCCCTTAGGTATCCAGGCGGCAAGTCCCGTGCTTGTGAAAAGATGGGACCTTACTTTCCAGATCTTCGCAACTATGATGAGTTCCGAGAACCATTCCTTGGTGGTGGAAGTGTTGCGATTTATATCACTAAAAAATATCCTAACCTAGATATTTGGGTAAATGATCTTTATGAACCTCTTGTAAACTTCTGGCAACAACTCCAGATGTTTGGTGTTGATTTAAAAGATAAACTTGTAGATCTTAAGACGACAAACAATACTCCAGTCCTGGCGAAAGAACTTTTTCTTAAAGCAAAGGAGCAAGTTAATGACAAAGATTTGCCAAGCATTGATCGTGCTGTGGCTTTCTATATTGTCAATAAGTGCAGTTTCAGTGGTCTCACAGAGAGTTCATCATTTTCAGAACAGGCATCTAACTCTAATTTTAGTTTGCGAGGAATTGAAAAATTGCCTGGGTATTCTTCATTAATTTCAAATTGGCGTATAACTAATTACTCCTACGATTATCTTATGGATGGAAACATGGGTGCTTTTATGTATCTCGATCCTCCTTATGACATTAAGGATAATCTCTATGGGAATAAGGGATCAATGCATAAAGGATTCGATCACGATAAGTTTGCTGCTGATTGTGATGCTAATGGTATGGATCAGTTGGTGAGTTATAATTCGGATCAACTTGTGAAAGATAGATTTAAGAACTGGAACGCTGCCGAGTTTGATCTGACTTACACGATGCGTTCCGTTGGTGAGTATATGCGAGAGCAAAAACAACGTAAAGAATTGCTACTGTTTAATTATGGAATTGAAGGACTGGTTAAACTCGATCAATCAAACAAAGAAACATCTGATTGACGAAGACCCTTCGCTTGAGAAGGAATATGCACCATATATCATTAATCGGTGTCTCTCTGGACATATTGATTGTATTATGTTTGCGAATGAGATGAATCAATATCATTCTCTTCCAAAAAAGATGCAATATGACTTTTTTATAAATAGTCTGAGGAAAAAGAAGAGATTTTCTCCCTGGCTCCGACAAGATAAAATCAAAGATCTTGATTATGTTAAACGTTACTATGGTTATAGTAATGAAAAGGCAAAACAAGCTTTGAGGATTCTTACAAAAGAACAACTTACTTTTATTAAATCAAAATTTGAAACTGGAGGATCAAAATGAGTGTCGTTCAAGAACCTGAAGTGAAGTGGACGCCAAATCAAATGGTTGAAGTGGTTCTAAACGAACCTGATGACTTTTTGAAGGTGCGTGAAACTTTGACTCGTATCGGAGTTGCTTCAAGAAAGGAAAAGAAAATCTATCAGTCTTGCCATATTTTACACAAGCAAGGTAGATATTATCTCGTTCACTTTAAGGAACTGTTTGCTCTTGATGGCAAACATGCAAACCTAACTGTGAATGATGTGCAACGTCGTAATCGTATTGCCCAACTTCTTGCAGATTGGGGATTAATTACAATTGTGGATCTTGAAAAAATTCAAGATATTGCACCACTTAATCAAATTAAAGTTCTTTCTTATAAAGATAAGGGAGAGTGGATTTTGGAAACCAAGTATAATATTGGATCCAAAAAGAAAAAGGTTGAAGAAACCGAATGATAAAGTGCGGGTTTTGCGACCCGCTTTTTTATTGGAAGTGTTATAATTATATACGAACGCCGAAAGGGTTCACAAAACACAAACTCGCTTTTAAAGGAGCTACCATAATGACTAACCTTACGAGGTATACTGCTGCGGATCTTCCTGCATTGATGGAGAGGATCAACAAATACAGTATCGGAATGGATGAATATTTTGATCGTATTTTTCATCTTCACGAAACTACTACAAACTATCCCCCATACAATCTGGTTCAAATTAGTAATGTAGAATCAAGACTTGAACTTGCTCTTGCTGGATTTAGGAAGAAAGAAGTTTATGTCTACACACAAGACGGAAAACTCTTTGTGGAGGGTCAGAAAGAAGATAAAGAAACGGAGTCCAACTATATCCACAAAGGTTTGGCTCAAAGGAGTTTTAAGAGAGCGTGGACACTCTCTGATGATACGGAAGTTAGATCAGTTGATTTTGAGGATGGGCTTTTGTCCGTAACTCTTGGTAGGATCGTTCCTGATCATCATAAGCGCAAAGATTACCTATAAATATAATTGAATATCGTCGGCGCTATGCCACGGGGGAGGTAACTGGCAAAATCCAGTTGACGCCTCCCTTTTTTCTTGCTACAATAGACGTACAGCATTTTGAAAATTATGACCGTAAAATTAGTTTTATTAAAATCTGGAGAAACAATCATTTCAGATGCAAAAGAAGTGCATCAAGAAGAAAAACTCTATGGATATCTCTTTACAAATCCGCAACGAGTTTTTTATGATTCTCCCGTATTAGTTCCTGAAGAAGAAAAAAAATCTAGTGTTGTTAATGTATCTTTAACAAAATGGATTCTTCTTTCAAAGAGTAATCAAATGGTAGTTCCATTTGATTGGGTTGTAACTATGGTTGATCCTATTGAATCTTTGGAAAAGATGTATGAACCTTATTTGACTGATGATCAACCCGTAGAAAACAGCGAGAGTACTGATGGAAGCAACAATTAAGACTATTGTTTTTAAAAATGGAACTATAGTAATATCGCAAATTGAAGAGGTTGAATCTGAATTAGGTGATCCTAATTGTAAGTTAATTAAACCTTGTGAAGTAAAAAAACAAGTCACAGAAGAAGTTTATTTACAAAACTGGTTATGCGATTACACAAAACAGGAAGAATTTTTAGTTAATTCTGACAGCATCTTAACGATTATTAATCCCAATTCCGATATTATTAAAAAATATATTGACATTATTTCCTGATGCGATTTTATACTAACGTTCAAATGGTCGGGGACAACTTTCTTGTCCGTGGTTATGAAGATGGAAAACACTTCATGACCCGTGAGAAGTTTAACCCGACTC